GTATCTTGGACAGCAACGGATGATCAAACTTGGATAACTTTAAGTGGAACTACTTCAGGTACAACATCCGCTACTACTATTGTAAACGTAGGTGTTTACTCTGGAGGTAGTTCAACAAGATTTGGTACTGTAACATGGTCTTGGTCAGGAACAAATAGAACTTATAGTGTAGCACAGCAACCTTAATAAAAATAAGAATATGGTAAAGATAATTAGAGTTTTTTGGAATGATTTAGGTGGTTGGATACCACTTGATAATATACCCGATACACCACAATATGATGAAACTGTTTTTGTATGGGGAGAGGAAAATCTTCAAGAGTTTATAAACAGAGGATATGACGCTATACTTATAAGAAGTGATAGAGGTCCAGGACAGATGTTTAATACTTCTGGAACAATGTTTGGTAGAAAACTCGTTGCGATTGATAAAGGATTAATGAAGTTTGATGAAGTTTTATTTCTCGATTGGGATTGTAATTTTGTAAAACCGATGGATGAAAACTTTAGAAGTATGTTGGATGAAAAGAAAACACAAATACCAATATATTCTCATAATGTACCTGACCCGTGGAATTCGAGTTTCAAACTTGAAGAAAATGTGTATTTAAGTTCTAATGCGGGGTTTATTTATTCACGAACCCCAACACTTTGTCAGCCATTGATTCATTCTGCATTAACTAAAAAAATAGCCCCTATGGTAGAAGAATGGTCTTGGAATTTATATTCTAATATAGCAAATGATATAGATAGTTATATTGATAATTATCTTCCCCGATTTGGATATGGGGTATCAAAGGATGCAATAGAGCCTACACATGAAAATTATGAAAGACAGAAGAAAGCATGGGATTATGTAGATTCGAAGGTAACAATGGATGTTTATCTAAAACATACGTAAAAATATCAAATGTTAAAAATATTACGTTTGGTATTTTTTCCTATATTTATATATACAAAATGTTATAACAATAAAATATATCAAAATGGCAAAAGAAATTAAGTTTACGAAAGAAGAAGTACAGCAAATTCAAACTATAAGCAATCAAGTGGCTAACACTTTTCAAAGATTGGGAGAATTGGATATTCGAAGAAAACAGTTAGATGATGCCCGTAATCAGGTATTGGAAGATTTTAACAATATCAAGGCACAAGAACAACAACTTTACTCAAAACTGAATGAAAAATACGGTGATGGAAACTATGACCCAACAACAAACGTATTCACTCCTATGGAAAAACAAGAGCCAGAAACCGCTGATGCAAAGTAAAAATCAGTAGTTTAGAAAAAGATTCTTATATTTATAAGTGGAATTTTATATCAAAAAATTTAATTAGGAGTAAAAAATGGCAGAAAAAATAGTATCACCTGGTGTATTTACCCGCGAAAATGACCTTTCATTCTTACCACAAGGTATTGGAAATATCGGAGCGGCTATAATCGGACCCTTTAAGAAAGGTCCTGCGTTCTTACCAACCGTTGTAAACACACAACAGGAATTTGAAGAAATTTTCGGCAGACCTGATGGAACTTACTATACAGGTTACACCGTACAGAATTATTTAAGAGAATCGGGAACTGTAACCATTGTTCGAGCAGGAGGAATTGGTGGATATTCACATGGAGCACCAATTGGTATTTATGCAAGTGGTTCAAGCGGTGATACATTATTGGGTGTATTACACGTAACTGATAACTTAATTGCAAGTGAAAGTGTAGGATTTACTGGTGTAGTATTGGAATCACAACCATCATCATCAGCATTTACTATTTCGGGAAGTACCTTAGACCCCGTATCTGCTTCTATTAATCCAGCCGATGCTAATGATATCAATGATGTATTTGGTTCATCTGCAATAGTTGGAACAACTGGAAAAAATGCTTATGCATACAAATATTTCCAATATGCTGCAACAGTAGAATCTGCTGAACTTGAAGTATCAGGTTCAACCGTTGTATATTCAGCACTTGGAACACAAGATTTTGGAACTGATATTCAAGAAGCATCTACACCTTGGATTAAATCACAAGCATACGGAGCAGAAAGATATGATTTATTCCGTTTCCATACTTTAGGACATGGTACTACCTATAATCAAGAATTTAAGATTGCAATATCAAACGTAAAACCAAGTACTTCAACAACTAACGATTTCGCAACATTTACTGTTACGGTTCGTGGATTTAGTGATACTGATAGACGTCCAACGTTTAAAGAATCATTTTCTGGTGTAAACATGAATCCTGCTTCACCTAACTATATAGCAAGAGTGATTGGTGATTTGAATGTAACAATTGATTCAACGGGAAAACAAACAATTACAGGTAATTATTCAAACAACTCTAACTACATTCGTGTAGAAGTTGCCGCTGAAAATTCATTCCCTGAAAATGCTGCACCATTTGGACACGGAGCATATACAAATCCTATCTATGATGGAACTGATGAATCTCGTGTTCCTGCAGCTATATTCTCAACCGGTTCAGAAAATAATACAGGAAACAGTTCAACAAACTTTTCAGGTATTGATTTAGAAACCGCAGTTGTTAAAAAACAAAACAATGCAATACTTGCACCGATTCCCGCCGATGCAACAGTTGGTGGAAATACAATTTTCGCCTTTGATACTGATGTAACAGCTATCGTAGATGGAGTATTGAGTACCTATAATTTCGGATACTCAATGACAGGTTCTGATAATACTGATGTAAACAAAAGACAGTTCTTGGTAGGATTCCAAAGTGGATTTGATGGAGCATCACCCGCAATTCCAATTAACTTAGGAAGTAGTATAACTGCAACTAACTCACAAGGATTTGATTTATCAACTTCAACTGCAAGTGGTTCGGTAGCATATACAAAAGCAATCAATTCAGTATCTAACCCTGATGATTTCGATATCAACTTAGTATCGGCTCCTGGTGTTATCAGAAGATTACATTCTTATGTATTCGATTATATTACTGATATGGTAGAAACAAGACAAGATGCTTTCTTTATTGGTGATTTAACGGCAGAGAATGATACTATTACACAAGCATTGAATGAAGCAAACGCAGTAGATTCTAACTATGTTGGTTCTTACTACCCTTGGGTTAAAACAATTGATGTAAATACTAACAAATTAACTTCAGTACCACCTTCAGCATTAATGCCAGGTGTTTACGCAGGAAGTGATAGAGTATCGGCAGAATGGTATGCACCCGCAGGTTTAAATCGTGGTGGTATTACAGGAGCAGTATCAGTATTGAATAGATTAACACATTCTGAAAGAGATGAACTTTATGAAGGTAAAGTAAATCCAATTGCAACATTCCCTAATGAAGGAATTGTGGCATACGGACAAAAAACACTTCAAGAAGCAGCATCGGCACTTGATAGAATCAACGTAAGAAGATTACTTATCAAAGTTAAGAAGTATATCGCAAGTACTTCAAGATACTTGGTATTCGAACAAAATACAGCTACAACAAGAAATAGATTCTTGAATACTGTAAACCCATACTTGGAAGGAATACAACAAAGACAAGGTTTATTCGCATTCCGTGTAGTAATGGATGAAACAAACAATACTCCTGATGTAATTGATAGAAACATCTTAAAAGGTGAAATCTTCTTACAACCAACGAGAACGGCTGAATTCATAGTACTTGACTTCTCGGTTCTTCCAACTGGAGCATCGTTTGAATCGTAAAAAAGTAAAAGCTTAATATTTATATTAGAGCAACGTAATAACAACTAATTAATAGGAAATAGTAAAATGGCAGAAGTATTAGAATTTAACGATATGTTTTATACCAACTTCGAACCCAAGATGAAGAATCAGTTCATCATGGAGATAGATGGTATTCCTTCATACATGATAAAAACTGCAACTAAACCTTCAATTACATTTGAAGAAGTAGTATTAGACCACATTAACTTAAAGCGTAAACTTAAAGGTAAAGGTGATTGGCAACCAATTGATATCACATTATATGATCCAATCGTACCAAGTGGAGCACAAGCAGTAATGGAATGGATTCGTACTTCTCATGAATCTCTTACAGGTAGAGATGGATACGCAGGTATGTATAAGAAAGATATTGATTTTTACCAATTAGGACCAGTAGGTGATAAGGTAGAACAATGGAAACTTAAAGGAGCGTTCATTTCTTCAGCTGGATTCGGTGATATGGATTGGGCTGATGGTTCAGGATTCGTTGAAATTTCCTTAACTATTACTTACGATTACGCAGTACTTGAATTCTAAAACAATTTAGATAACATTATAAATTTAAATCCCAATATATTTGTTTATGTTGGGATTTTTTCGTATATTAGTACAAAACTATATTATGTACAACGCAGATATTCAAAAAATAAAAAACGAGTTATTCCGTATTAAAAATAAGCTAGAGGATGATTATATCACGGATGATGAAATGGGTGGTAGAAATAAAAAAAGGATTGGAAATAAACTCCAATCCGTAAGAAAAGCTCTTAAAGAATTAAGCAGGTATTAGAAAATATGATATCCTGAACAACCTCTTATTTTACCAGCCTTGGTAATATCTTTTTTGGTGAAACCATATTGTCCAGTCATACCAACACCTTTTATGTTGATTATGTATCGGGCAAAACAGTTGGAGTTAGATGTATAACTAACTGAAATACCACCACCACATTTTTCTTCATAAAAGAAACAACCGTATTCGTTTACTGATTTTGATTTCAGATAAGTACGAATCTTAGATAGGTTAGCGTGACCGAAATGATTTCGGAGTATTTTTCTGATTTCTTTTTTTACTTTTGCATTCATAGTTTTCAATCTTACAAGTCTAATATACGAATAATTTATGAAATTACCTAATTTTTTAACAAATAAAAGTGTTAAAGTTTTGTTAAAGATATTTATTAATAATAAAATCACTTAAATCATGACAACCCAAACAAAATACAAAATAACTGATACTACCGATAATCACTATATTGGTTGCCAATTTATAATCAATGATAATAATACAATTAATATCTTAGATAAAGATTGTGAGATAGATAATGATAAGGTATTTAAAATAACCTACAATAATGATTATGTTCGTTTAGTAAATCCAAATTTTTCTATTAGTGGCGTAAAAATATAATTCCTATATATTTATATACGAAAACCTTGTGGTTAAATTTTTAGTGTACATAGATGCATTAGAGTTGGAGAAAGACCAACGAGTAAAAATTTAAATAACAAAAAAAATAAGGAATTATGAACACAAATTATGCAACGGTGCAAAAAGCACCTTCTGCTTATGTAACTAAAAACAAGCAGAGAATCAAACAACATGAAGGAACTGTTTATCTTCAAAATGGTGATACCTTCGAAATCGAAATTTACAATCCAACACAAAATCGAATCTTAGCGAATATTTCCCTTAATCAGGAATCGTTGGGAGGTGGTATTGTATTAAGACCAGGAGAGCGTGTTTTCTTGGAACGGTATCTTAATGAAAACCGTAAATTCAAATTTGATACTTACGAAGTAGAAAATAGTATTGAAAATGAATTTGCAACTTACAAAAATGGGTATGTTGAAGTAACATTTCATAAGGAGAAAATTTATCAAAATTCGATAAGTTGGTCAAATACTACAAGTCCATATTATACCTATTATAATCATACCGGTTCACCTGTATTTGGGGGTAATACAACTACGAGTGGTGATGTTACTTTTAGTACAACAGGAATGGTTGGGGCAACCGCTAATTCTTTCATGGATATGGAACAACAAGCACCCGATTTAAGTGCTTTACGTGGTACATTGAGTAAACCAACTACTATGGAAACGGGTAGAATTGAAAAAGGTGGAGCATCTAACCAAGACCTTAAAACGGTAAATTATGAATTTGATACATTTTCATTTCACAATGTAAGTTGGAGAATTTTACCAAAATCAAGAAAACCTTTAACTTCAAGTGAGGTTAATAAAAGGTACTGTACAGAGTGTGGTGCGAGAGTAAAGAAAGCAAGTTTCAAGTTTTGCCCTCATTGTGGTACTAAAGTAGATTAAAGATATAACACAAGGTTTTCATTTTTTTATATCCTATATATTTATATACACAAACAAAGTTATAATATGAGCACAGAATTAGAATTTCCGGTTGAGGTTATAGAATTACCATCTAAAGGTAAGTTATATCCTGATAGTAATCCACTTTCAAAGGGTACAATAGAACTAAAATACATGACAGCCAAAGAAGAAGATATTTTGGCATCCCAAAACTTAATTAAAAAAGGAATCGTATTAGATAAACTATTCGAATCCGTTGTTGTTGAAAAGGGTGTTAATGTAAATGATATTTTCATTGGTGATAAAAACGCAATTCTTTTGGCAACCCGTCTTTTGGGTTACGGTAAAGATTATGTGGTTGATGTACAAGACCCATTTTCAGGTGAAACACAAAAAGTAACTATTGATTTAGCAAAGATTCAGATTAAAGAAGTAGATTTCAAAAAGTTAAATCCTGAAAACGAATATGAATTTGAGTTACCATATGGTAAAAAGGAAAAAATAAAATTCAAGTTACTTACACATGGAGATGAAGTAAAAATTTCACAAGAGATACAAGCACTTCAGCGTCTTACTAAAGATAAGGATTCAGCAGGACATGAGATATCTACTCGTTTACGTCATATGATAGTAGAAGTGAATGGAAATCGTGATACGGGGTATATAAACAAGTTTGTACGTAATTCTTTAATTGCACGTAATAGTAAAGCACTTAGAGAATATGTTGGTACAATTTCCCCTGATTTAGATTTAACCTTTGATTTTGTATCTGATATAACTGGCGAGACGGAGGCGCTAACGATACCCTTCGGGGTTGGGTTTTTTTACCCTTCCGAGTAACTATTCGATACAGCTTCATACCCAACTTTGGGAAATGGTTCAATTCGGTAATGGATTTACTTGGAAAGATGTTTATCAGATGCCACTCCATTTACGAAAATTCTATTTCAATAAATTGAGAGAATTTAAAGAGCAAGAAAAAAAGGAATACGAAAAAATAAATAAAAAAGGTAAAGCGGGACCACCTGTAAGAGTGAGGAAGTAATTTCCTCACTTTTTTTTTATCCAATATTTATAATAGTACAACTATATTTTATATAAAATGGGTAAGAAAAAAGAACTTCAAGAAATTTCGGGTGTTAGTAAGTTTGTAGATAAATTCTTCCAAGGGGTAATAAACAATACTGCCGATAGATTTTTGAGTAAAGCAAAATCTTCAGGTGTTAATGATGAAATTATCAATAAGATGAAAGAAATCAGCAAACAAACTAAAGAATTAGATGATATAATTAGAAAGTACTCTAAGAAATAATAAATGGCAACAGAGGACGAAAGAATTAAATTACTGAAAGTAATTAAACAACTCCAAAAAGAAATTGTAGAGTTAGAAGAACAACGCTTAGCAATTTCTAAAAAGGATGTTGAAACTGATAAAAAACTCGGACAGATGAAAGCCGAGTTAGTTGCTCGTGCTCGTGAATTGAGAAAAGCCAACATGGAAATCCGTGATATGGCTAAAGAGTATCTTACTCACCAAAAAGAACAAGAAGCCAGAATATCAAGTATATCAGATTCACAATTCTTTATCAAGGATATTGAAAAGAAAAGATTAGCCAACTACAATGGTATTGATACCAAGATATCTAAAAACTTGGAAACATTCAATGCAATGGCAGATGTGAATATAGAGATAGCAAGTTTATCTTCTGACCAAACTGCTGAACTTGGATTACTTCAAATCAAGTATTTAGAATTACAAGAATCTTTAGATTATAGGGGAGCAGGATTAAAAGACCAATTAGAAATACTTGATGAACAAAATCAGAAGGCTACTGCCTATGCCGGAATGTCCGAGCGTAATAAAGAAATATTAGAAGGACAGCGTCAAGTATTAACAGGAATAAATAAATCAATACAAGGTGTTGTAGAAACCGCTAAAACACTTGTATCAGGTCCAATGGGTATGTTGGGTACTGCCTTAATTGGAGCCGGTTTTGCAATGGATAAAATAGGTCATGTTGCTCACCAAACGGGTACGTTCTTTAGTGAAATGACCCTATCTGCGGCAGGATTAGGAATGGTATTCGAAGATGCAACAGGTGTTGCAACAGGATTGGCATCAGAACTTGGTAGTATTGAAGAAGCAACATTCGGGGCTCAATTAAGAACAAACTTATTAGCAAATAACTTACATTTAAGTTCACAAGAGGCTACATCACTTATCGGTGCATTTTCAAGATTGAATGATGGTTCAACCGATGTTGCAACCGATATGATTACCGCAACCAAGAATCTTGCAAAACAAAACAATGTGATTCCTTCACAAGTAATGCAAGATTTGGCAGGAAGTACCGAAGCATTTGCATTATATGCCAAAGATGGTGGTGATAATATCGCTATGGCAGCAGTACAAGCTGCTAAACTTGGTGTGAATATGAGTGCAATGACCAATGTAACAGAATCCTTACTGGATTTTGAATCTTCTATGGTTAAAGAATTAGAACTTTCTGCTTTATTGGGTAGAAATATAAATCTTAATAAAGCAAGACAACTTGCGTATGAAGGTGAGATTGGTTCGGCGGTAAAAGAAAGTTTAAAACAATTGGGTGGAGTAGAGGCTTATAATAAAATGGATGTATTCCAGAAAAAAGAAGCCGCTTCATTGCTTGGTTTAAGTGCGGCCGAGATGGATAAGATGGTTAAGAACCAAGATAAGTTAAATGCTGATGGTTCGGTTCAATTATCACAATCAGAACAAGTGTTTAGTTATCTTAGTGAAACCGTTAAGATGATAGGTACTGGACCTTTTGGTGGAATGTTAAAAGCATTGGGTGGAGGTGCAGTAGCACTCGGTCAAATGGGATTCGATATGAAAGGAATGATTGGAAGTACTGCCAAAGTTGCCAAAAATCTTTTAATGTGGCCTGTTAATAAAATCGGTGGTTTATTTGGTAAAGGAGTTGGTGGAGCAACTAAATCAATCGCAGGAAAAGCAACCGAAACCGTAAAAAATAAAATACCAACAGGAGCGGGAAAAGGAATGGGAAGTGTTACGAGTACCATTGAAAAAATAAACCCTGGAAAACTATTGGCTGGAGCAGCTGCAATGGCAATCGCGGCAGGTGCAGTATTTATCTTCGCAAAAGCAACCCAAGAATTTATGAAAGTTAGTTGGGAAGCAGTAGGTATGGCAGTTGTTTCATTGGCAGCATTAGTAGGTGCAATCGTATTACTTGGAGCATTAATGAGTTCAGGAGTAGGAGCCGTTGCTATTCTTGCAGGAGCAGCTGCAATGATTGTTATGGCAGGAGCCGTGTGGGTATTAGGTAAGGCGATTCAAGAAATGGCAATTGGATTTCAAGCAATGGGACAAGTTGGTAGTATTATTGAAAACTTAGTTTCAATGGTCCCTGCTATTGGAGCATTAACCCTTGCGTTTACAGGATTGGCAGGTTCACTTGCTTTACTTGGAACGGCAGGATTGATAGCGTTACCTGGCTTGATAGGATTAAGTGTGGCTGCTGAAGGTTTGGGAGCGGTAGCAAATATTCTTGGCATTGGTGGAGATACGGGAGCAGTAGAAGAAGGTTCTCTTTCTGAATATCAGAGTAAGATGTTAGAAAAAATGGATGTCCTGATAAATGAAGTAAAAGCAAACAAAGATATTTATTTGGATAGAGAAAAGGTTACTAATGTTGTTATGAAAACAAGTGAAAGAAAAACAGAAAACGTATTTGGATTGAGTGTAGCATAATATGGCAAGTTTAATAGATTTATTTAAGAATTCAGAATTCGATGTTGCGGACGCACCTGATACTGAAACATTTATCGAACAAGAAACTGATGGAATTCGTGTAGCAAGTGGGGTTGATTTAAACAATCCTGTTTTCTATGGTAACGAAGCAGTTCGTATTGGTACACGTACAACACGTACCAAAGATACTATGTTAGAAGGTACTAATCCAACAGGGGGTGAACCTGGTCTATTAGATTCAGCAGTAATAAAAATAACAGGTGGTAGGGTAGAATCATTAACAGATGCGAGAAATAAGATAAATGATTTTATCGGTATTCCCGAAACACTTATACCAACAAGAGTAGCAGATAAAATACAAAAAGAAGGAAAAACGGTTCAACAGGTAATTGATGAACGTGAGGGAACTGAATTTGGAAAGTTCTTAAAACAAACGGGTGGTGGTAATTTAGATACTATTGGAAAACAAGCGTTAGGTCAAGGTATCGGAATATTAAAAGATAAAGCCCGTACAATATTATTTGGTACTCCGTTAGAACCAACATTACCACAAGAAAATCAAGGCGGTATTATCTTTTCGGGTGACCCTGCTATATCATCATTATGGGGTGATACTACTTATACAGAGTATCAAAACGAATTTGATTATAGAAAAGAAGATTTAACCGCAAGAGAATTACAGGAAGATAGTGCTGCCAAGTTCCAAGTAAATTTGGCGAACTTTTCACCTGTATATGGTGTACAACGTGGTAGTAAAAATATCAGAGATTCAGCAGCTATTGACCCTGAAAGTGGAGTGTTCTCAGAATATTCACCAATTTCACCATATACCTTAACAACGCCAGGATTAAGAGAACGTTCGTTAGAAGTAAAACGTGGTTTAGGTCTTGATGATTCAGGTAGGTATCGTGATGAAATTAATAGTACACCCCTTGGTGATATAACAAAAACAACTGAAGAATTAGAAGATTTAGATTTAATTCCATTTTGGGTAAGTAGATATGGAGCAGATAGAAGAATCCATTTTAGAGCCCTTTTAACGGGTATCGCAGAAAATGTTTCACCATCTTGGAATACTAATAAATTTTTTGGGAATCCATATTCATTTTATACCTACGGTGGTGTAGAACGTAATGTAAGTTTTAACTTACTAATTTATTGTATGAATGAATTGGAGTTAAACAACAATTGGGAAAAGATAAACGCTTTAACTCGTTTAACATATCCAACGATAAACGAAAGTAATTATACAAATCCACCAATCATACAATTTAGAATTGGTGATATATATAATAACAAAGTTGGTTTAATTGAAGCACTTACCTATACACTTCCCGATAACGGAACATGGGAGATAGACCCTGTAATTGGATTGTTACCAAAAATAATTGAAGTTTCTTTAACCTTCAAGTTTATAGAACAAGAGGGAGCAGAAAATTCATTATATAACTATGAACGTTCACAAGCAGCAACTGCGAATGTAAATAATAAAGTAGCTAATCCGATAACAAATCCTGTAACAGGAGTTGGTAATAGTGGATTAGGATATGTAGATACTAAAGCGAAGCCTATTAGTTTGAATATTACAAAACCACAAGTTAAAGTATTATCCGATAGCAGTAATCTTCTTAAACCTTCTGAAGAAAACGCCCAAGATGATGTTCAACTTGGAAGGTCAGCATATGTTGAAAGAGAAATTAAATTAGGTACGAATAATGTTGATGATAATATCAGTAGAGTATTCAGACGTCCTAATTCAAGAATAAACAGAGAATTGGAATTTAGAACACCTAATTCAACAAGATTAGTATAATGGCAAGTAGATATCAAAATAACGAAACTAATAAATTAGATGATGGTAGAGTAGTTTATCGAACTAAAATCTATCCTAAGATACCGTTACGAGATGATGATATTTATATCGCAACTCAAACGGGTGATAGATTAGATGGACTTGCATATCAATTTTATAATGATTCATCTCTTTGGTGGATAATCGCTGCTGCCAATAATATTCATGATGCACCCTTGGGATTGGCAGATGGAACTGTATTAAGAGTACCAAGAAATTATTCAGAAGTTATACGTGATTTTAATTCGTAAGTTATGAACATTTTTCCATTTTTGGGTAGTATAAATCCTACTATATCAAAAACTATAAAAGACAGAGGGGGTAAAAATCTTGATGTTAGTAAATTAACATCATGGATTCGTGTTGCTTCTGCCGTATCTGGTAATGGACATAACGGGTTGGTATTGGAATCTGTAAATAGAGGAAGAACATTTGCTAATACATACGGAAGAAATTCAGTAAGTGGTGTTGTTGGATTTGATTTTAATGGAAAAGAAGTTTTTGCACCTGATAATGAGCGTGGATTAAGACCTTCACCCGTTGTTGAATCTTTAACAATAGAAAATGGTAATCGGGGTTTATCAAGAAAGGCATCGTTTACAATAACTGCATTTACACTTGGTCAAGCAGAAAAATTACTTCAACATTTTGTAGAACCAGGATTCACGGTATTAGTAGAATTTGGATGGAATTCACCCGATGTAGCCACGAGTAAAATAAATTTGGCAGTAGAAGGTGCGTGTGGATTCGTAAAAATGAATCAATACAATACCATATTAAACAAGAGATTACAATCGAATGGTAAGTATGATGGTTTTATGGGATATATTACAGGCGGCGGATTATCCTTCGGTGATAATGAAACATATATAATAAGTGTAGAATTAACTACAATTGGTGAAATACCTACATATCTTCAAACTCATAGAACGCCTGCTAACGAAGAAACACCTGAAAATACTTCCTTAACTTATGATGTTGCTTTAATTGAAGGTGAAGCAAATACGGGAACTGCAAATAAGATTGGCAGAGCATTGTGGAGACAATTTTATAATAGATTACCTGGCTCAAAAAGAACACAAGCAATAAAAAATTTAATAAACGCTAAAGATATACGTGGTAACTTATTTTCAGAACCATATAATTTCATAAATGTTGATGAAAAAATTCGTGAATTTTTCATGGAAGGGGTAGACCAAGCAAAAGTTAATGATATTGATATTGATATTCCAGAAGGTGTGAACCTTATTACAGACCAATCTTATGTTAGATTTGAATTGTTGGCAAGAGTATTAAATGAATTTAGTGTAAACTTAGAACCTGCTCCTTCGGGTGAATGTACTGATAAGTTAAGTACTTATTCATATATAATTGATACTAATTACACAATATGTAGAGGTCATAAATGGATGTTTTCACTTGACCCAACTAAATTATATATTCCTAATGAATATTCACCGAGATTTGGTGTAGAAGCATTATTTCAATCAAAAGAAGAACTTGATATTGGTTCATTGATTGATTATGAGGGAATTGAAAAAGGTACGGCAACTATAAATGCAAATCCTTGGAAAGCATATGAAGGTGGGGCTGGGAATTCCTTATATGCGTTTCCACAATCAAGAACGGCACTTCCAAGTGATTTAGGTGATTCTATACGAGATGTAAAAACACCCGTATGTAATCCGCACACTTGGGGATTTTTAAGAGATTTATATGTAAATCTTGATTTCTTTGTACAAGTGTTAGAACGTTCTAATTATGTAGCAAAAGATGTAATGTATGAATTATTAAACGGTATATCTGCTGCTGCAAACTCTTATTGGGAATTTGATATTTGTGAAAATCCCGATAACACAAGGGGAGATTCAAATCAACCCGTTCATATGGTGGTTAGAGATTTAACATTTACAGGAGAAGTAGAACCATCGGAATTTAATGATGAAATAAAATATCCTACATTTGATTCTATTGGAAGTAAGACCCCGTTTTTGAATTTCAACATTAATATGGATATCCCTGCCGTAATGAGAAATTCTATATTAGGAAAAGCAAGTTCTTCAGAGGTATTGGTAGAAGGACGGGATTCAGGAATTAAACAATTCTTTGGTGGACAGACTGACCCTGTTAGAGATATATTTAATTCATTTAAAGTTAAAAAGAAGCCTGCCGAACCAAGTCAAGCTACGGAAGCGCAACCTGAACCTGATGTGGAAGAAATTAGAAAAGCTAATTTAGAAAACTTCGGTGAGATTGGTACGTTAGTTCCATTACTTAGAGATAGAGATGAAACAAGAGGATGGTGGTATTTTACTAATGCTGATGAAATTGATGTTAGTAATTTAATTGTTGGTGCGTTTAATGACCCTACGGTATTCAAGATATTAGAATTAAAGTGGTTGCAGAAAGAGTACCCCGCTTCGTTAGATAGTGATAGCAAAGGAACTAAATTAAACCCAAGAGTTTTGGGGGTAGAAGTAACTTTTGATATACATGGTATTTCAGGATTAAAAATTGGTGATATGTTTAAGTTAAACCAATTACCAAAAGGATATGATAAGCCATTTCAGATAATGGAAACATCACATAATTTATCTGATGGACAATGGATAACGAGTGTAAAAGCAAGAATGAGAAATTTATAAAAACATGAGTGATATAAGTAAAAGATATAATGAACTTAAACGAGATAATATTGCTCGTAGATTGAGTATAAAAATCAACGCTTACAAACCAAATCTTACAGAAGATGATTTTACTCGTGGTTATGTTACACGTTATTTCGTTCAACGTGTAAATGATAAATCCTCACCTATCTATGAAGTATCGAGTAGAGATTTTACAGGATTATCTACAAACCCATTATTAAATTCTACATCTTTACGTTGGAGATTAACTGGTCCAGAAAGACCAGTATATGACCCTAAAACAGGAAGAACACTTGATATAGGAATCAGAGAATCTAATAAAAAAAGTATAGAGTTGGCTTCTACAACCATGCCAAACTTAAAGTTATACCTTCCAAATACAAAACAGTATGCAAGACCCAATGGATGATTTAAATAAAGCCTATGAAGAAATCATCGAACCTAAGAATCTTATTAAGAATATGAATTATGATGAATTTGTAGATTGGGCAGAAATAGGTACGAAAGAAGATATTGAGTGTGCAATAAGAGTATTTCAAGCGTGGGGATTGAAAGACCATGTTAAAATCATGAAAATAATAATAGAAAGAGAATCTTACAAAAAAGTTTGATTCTTTCAGAAAAATTTTGTATATTTGTAGTATTATGAAAAAAGGATACGTTTACCTACCATACAAATTAGAAGTTTCGATACCGAAAACCGATATTAAAATGACAGATGAAATGTGTAAGCGGTATTCCAAAAAAGTAAATCCAGAATATTATACAATATGGAAACCCAAATAACATATAGATGTTTAGTTATAGATGAATCCAATGACCCGAAAGTAAATGAAGAATTTCCCGTTGGTTCGGAAATAGAAGTTCCTGATTTTTGGTGGAACATGGGATATTTGCCTTCAATGAGTGGAAAATCAACAGGATTAGATTTACGAAACGTAGAACGTTTACCAATACAGACGATTGAATTGTAAAAATAAATTTGGTAATCTCAAATATTTTTCGTATATTTGTAGTTATGGTTATAGTTGAAAGTAAACAAGAAGTTCAAAACTTCTTAGAGTTGTGGAATACGGAGATATCTACTATTATACCTATATGGTGTGATTTAGATAAACATCCGCAAAACAACTCATTATCTTTTCTTTTTGTATCATTCAAAGATGATAGTTACGTTATTCCATTTGAGCATACGGATTGCTTGACCCCCGAAATTGATTTATCCGAATCCGAAACAATGAAGTGGGTATGGGATAAAAAGAGTATTTTACAATGTAAAGACTTAAATATCAAGGGGTTACGTGATATTCAAACTTACTTGTTCTTCTCTAAGAACGAAATATACCCGTTAGAGGATAAATTAGAGGTTCTACGAGGGTTTTACACCCGATTGGGTATAAGGGATGAGTTAGGAAAATCTATCCCTATAATGAAGTTTATAGAGGTCTTATCTCAAATCAATAAAGATTTCCAAAACCTTCCCCAAAATGAGAATGTTGGCAAGATTTGGATTGATGATGATATGATTCCTACCCTTTCAGAGGTCGAACGGTTGGGCATCAAGGTCGATAAGGAGAAATTCTTTGATAAGTGGGATGCAAAATACCACGCAAAACACCTTAAAGGAGATATTATTTATACTCAATTCAACCCATACACCATTACATCCCGCCCTGCAAACTCACATGGGGGTATAAACTTTAGCGCGCTTAACAAAGATGATGGTACACGGGATATCTTTATACCAAGGGAGGGTAAGGTATTTGTACAATTAGATTACGATGCGTATCATATACGGATTATGGCTAAGATAATCAATTACGATATTCCTGATGATAGTGGACACCAATGGTTAGCTAAACAATACGGTTGTGATTATGGGGAAGCCAAGGTTAGGACGTTCCAAAACATATACGGGGGTATTCGTGATAAACACATACCGTTTTTCAAAGAAGTAGATAAGTTCATACAAACTTTCTGGTCAAACACCAAACATGGCGAGTTTATCCAAACACCAAAACGGAGAATCCCGTTGAAGTATGTACAAGATGCCAATGCCCAAAAGGTGTTCAACTACCTGTTACAATCTATGGAAACTGAATTAAACATGGATGTACTGAAGAAATTGAACGAAATGGGCCATACACCGCTTTTTTATACCTATGATTCATTTTTGTTTGAAGTTGATAAAGGAGATAAGGACACGGTTAGAAAAATCAAAGAAATTGTAGAATATAAAGGATTTCCGAGTAAAATCGGGGTTGGAATGAACTATTCCGAAGTGTGAGATTATATTTATAGGGTAGATAACCTTAAAAACCCTATATTTATGTATGTATATAAAGCACATGTCACCAAAGTATATGATGGTGATACCATAACCGTTGATATTGATTTAGGATTTAATATTTGTGTTAGAGGCGAGAAACTAAGATTACTTGGAATTAACACACCTGAAGTACGTGGCGAAGAAAGAGAACAAGGTTTAATTTCTCGTGATTGGTTAAGAGAATTAATTTTGGATAAAGATATTATTATCAAAACGGAAAGAGATAAGAAAGGCAAATACGGACGTTACTTAGGAACGGTTTTCATCGAAGTAGATGGTGAAGAAAAAAATGTAAACGATTGGTTAGTAACAGAAGGTTTAGCGGAATATAGAGATTATTAATATGAAGATTAATCATAAAATTATAATTGGTACAATACTACAAGAGTTATCATATAGAATACCTTCGGGTATTCCTGATTTAACAAACCATGAACATTTATCAGTATTATCAGAAATTTTAACTGAATGGAATTTAGATGATATTAAGGGGGAGTTATTTCGTAATTTGAATGAAGCAGAGGATGATAAAAAATTTACAAACCCTGATTTAAATAAAACCGTTCAATACAAAAGTAATGATGGTGAAGAAAAAGAAGGAATAGTGGGTAACTTATTAAGATTACCTAAAGATGAACCTGGAAGAATCGCTGCTGAAAAAGCACTTGGTAATGATGAAACACGTATCCAAAAAGCGATGAAAGATTTGGGTGGTGAAAATTCACCAACAAACGATACAACACCTGGCGATGGTCAAGGAGGTGAAGAACAACCCGAAGCACCCCAAGGAACTGCTATAAATCCAAGTACCAAAGGAGGAAAGAATTATACAGACCAGTTACCGCCTAATGACCCTGCAAGTACTGCTCCAAAAGAAGAACCTGTGGTAAAAACAAAAGAGGTAGATATTACAGATTTCTCACAAAAATCTGAATCTACTGAAGGTTTATTCGCTGGTCCTGCTCAATACAAAAGAGTAACGGTTGGCGATACCTCAAAGGTAGTAAGACCGATGATAGACCCACAAACAGGTAACGCATTAGATACATCCAAGAAAAATGATAGATTAAGGGCGATAGAAATTTTAGATTCACGTTTAGATTCGTTGAATGAAAAAACTCTTGCGGGTGTAAAAAAATTAGAAGAAAAAGGAGTTCCAAAAGGAGAACGTACTGCCATATTAAAATGGTTAGGTGAGGTTGGAGAACTTCAAGCATACCGTTCTCTTTTACAATCAGATAAAGTAAAAGATACTTACTTATTAACCGATAGTGAGCCTAAGAATGATTTGATTATCACGGGTGAAACTAGCGATAGAAATTTATATTTAAAAGGTATTTCGGTTAAAACAACCAAGATAAACGAAATGGCTAACAAACGTGGTAGTTCCGTAAAACCTGATTTAGAAAATGGTATAGAAGGAGCAGAAACACGTACATTACAATTAGATGGTGTAACTGATGAAGTTGATGCGAGCGTGGTAATGAATTCGTTTCTTGAATTGAGAAAACGTATTATCAAAGAATTATCAATGGGTAAAGCAAGACAGAATCCTGATACTAAAGCAACCGAAGTAGTAATGGAGGATGGTGAGGTAGTTTCTATCACCGAGTACTTCAGACGTGCTAAAGTAACACCGAATATTATTAATCAGGTATTTGATACAGATAAAATTTTCCAAGGTTCAAAATCTCCTATCAGAAGTTTGACGGATGATAACGTGAATGATGAAATACAATCTGCTCAATTACGAGAACACTTCAAACAAGAATTTGTTAAGATGGTATCCGAAAAACCTGATTTAACGGTGGCAGATATGGAAGATATTATTGTAGATAAATTTATTAACATCTATGATAAGATTGGTGCAAACCTAACACCTGCTACTGATACCATGATATCATATTATGAGGAAAGTGGATTCGCAGAAAACAAGATTATACCAAAAGAAGATGCCGAAAATAAAATCAAAGATGTGTTGGAGGTTGGTGATTTTTCTGAAATAGATAAGAAAACTCAATTTAAAACTATTCTTGGTCTTGATTTTACAGGTAGAGGTATGGGTAAAAAGAAAGAAGGAAAGGGGTATGTTGATGGACAATCCTTTGGTAGACCTGATAAAAGATTGACACCCGAACCGATTGGAATGGATAATTATATTGATAATTATGTTAAATAATTTGGTAGTCTAAATTATTTTCCTTATATTGCATCCAATTTAAATAAGTTATATGAAAAATTTCTTCAACGAAGTAATGACGGAATTGGAGTTACGTTATGGTGAACCAATTACATTGGAAACCGATGCCGAACGCCAAATCCTAAAACAAATTTTAGAGGAAAGTAAGAGTGGTTTATTTGGTAAAAAAGCCAAAGTAAAACAACGTAGATTAGCCAAGAAAAAGAAACAGGAGGTTACTCAAACTAATCCTGATGAAATCACTTTTGGATTATTCCATGAAATTTATGATGATGTAGATTTTCTTCTACAACATTCCTCAGATGCATATGAATTAGTTACTAACGGATTCCGTAAAGGAGCATCTTATAATGCTCCCGGAAATCCTGGTTCTGCTTTCAACGAAGTTGTTTCGAATGAAGGTGTAATGATTCTGAATAAAAAAGAAATGAGTATAGCATCACTTGCTTTAGTTCTTTTTTATCGAATGAAAGATACCGAACTTGCCAAACAACAAAAAGACCAAGTACGTAATGGTATCGAGATTCCTGATAGGATTTCTCGTTATGACCAAGACCTTTATATCAATTGTGTTTTATCCGCACGTTCCGCGTATCAGAAATACAATCGTATGGTTAAAGGTGCGAACAAACTTAATCGTAATAATACAGTAATGGTATTTGGTGGTTCTGTTAAAGATTTGAAAGAACTATCCGAGTATATTATTTCTGCTGATACTTGTTATGTTTATGATGAAGAATTAGATCATCTTGTGAAAATTCCAAGATTGAGATTATTCAATTGGGCTTTATCAGCAGGGGGTGGTAAGAATACGGGAGATACGGTAGTTTTAACTGTATTACCAAACGGTGATATTCTATACGATGGTTGGAGTGATAAAAAATCACTTTCAGATATTCAATCCAATGGTACATTGTTGAATGATTTTAACAACTACATTAAGTTGTTGGATAAGATGGATGATTTGGATATAATTATTCCTGATGTTCATAAGGAGGGTGCAATCAATATCATTAATGAGTACAAAAATCAAATCGGAGAAATAGAGAAAAAATATAAGAACGCTGCCTTGGGTGAATCAGAATATTTTCTATCTCTTTCACCAAAGAGAAAAAAGTTACTTGGTATTTGGCTGGATATACAAGAAACTTTTTATCTAAAAAACAAAACATCCAATCACGTAGAGAATTCTAAGAAAGCGGATGGTTTCGAAGGTTCGCCTAATCAAGATTATGTAGATTATCTTTTAAAAGAAGGTGTACATAAAAGTGCTACCCGTTGTAAGGTTATTAACCGTATGGGTATTATGGAACGTGCTTGGTTAAGTTTCAAGAAAGAACAAATTCCATTTGAATTGGATTCTCGTGGTATTGTAAGTTTATCAAGAGAAGATGCAATGTCTAAACATACTCAATGTATTGAGGATTTGAATCAATTTACTATTAACTACTTTGATACTTATACTCCACTTGGTACTTTACTTACTTTCTTGGATGGTATTGAAATGCTACAAATCGCGAAGATAAACAAACCTGTTGATTTGGATGATTATGACCAATACTTGAAACGTAATACTCACCTTATTATGGGTGGTGTAAATGTATCACCGAAGTTGATTAAGAAATCTTTGAAGATGAAAGATATTTCATCGTTCGTGATAAAGAATGAAATCTTGATTAAAGAAGAAATCATGTACGATACAAAGAAGAAATACGTAACGGGTAAAAACATCCATTTGGTAGTTCAATATGAAAATGGTATGGAAAAAACTATTGGAGTTAAAACATATCGTTCCCGTAGTGGCTTTTCAGGAAAAACATCAAATACCACTACTTGGTCAAATGAAATTGTTAAACTATTTAAAGAATCACGTAATTTGGTATAAATTCCATAGTTTCTTTTCAAAAAATGATATTTATATCAAATAAATGGAAAGAGATATGCGAACTCAATTGTTATGCACCTTCACAACGAAGAAGGATTTAGAAGATACTTTAAACAAGATACAAGATATATATTCAGTAGTTTACAATTACATCTATATTCTACAAAACAAAACGAATTTAGAAGAATTGTACGTTACGTATAATATAGATACAAGCACTCGTCCTGATGAACCACTAAAAGATACAATCTTGGTACATAGGAAAAAAGAATTCAATGTACTTTATACGATAAACGCCCTGAATCAAATTATACGTGAAGAAACAGGTGGACAACTTGATAAGACCCACCGTATAAATTGGGAGAATTATAGGAATTCAATAATCGTTACAAACGTAGAAGGTTCTCGTAAGATACCAACACGAATATTTGAAATTATAGATTTTACATAAGATGATAAAACTAAAACAACTAATAGGCGAGGGAATTTTTGGTAAACGTAAAAAAGACCCAACTTATGCTGCATTAAAAATTCCAACTGTATTGAAAAAATCTAAATATAAAGATCATCGGTGGGGTACAGGAGAATATTATTACGATGTTAATCAAGTAACAGGATATCCAACTATTTTTGCAAGTAAGACTGATGATGGAGAATATGCAATAAACATTCCTGGCAGTAAAGAAGCAAAAAAAGAAGAACTTACACTTGTTAGTAAACAAGAATTTGAAAAATTTTTGAAGCAATTTAAAGTAAAGTGATTTCCTTAAAATCCATATTGGCAGAAGGTATGTATGACAAAATAACGGGTATCGTTATAAAAGATATATTCAAAGAATTAAATAGTGCTTATACCAAATCGGGTACACAAGATAATCCAAAAAAATATAAAGGAACGGTAGTACGTACTAATGATGAAATAAAAGATGTACAGTACTATTTTATAAAGCGGGATTCTTTTATAGATATGGGTGAATATTTTGATAAAGTATCTGGATTATACTTTTCATTAGAAATTGCTATTGTTTTTGCACCATCCATACCAAACGGAAAACCTATGATTGAAGGTTTTGCATCAGGTGATGATGCGGCAATAGAAATACAAATAGCCATCAACTCCGAGTCAGGTAAGAAAGATTTCTCAAAAGTACAAGCCATATTAAGAGATGTGGTTAGACATGAATTAGAACATTTGACACAAAGAGGATTTAATCAAAAGACGGGCAAGAAAAGAAACAAGAACTTCAAGATGCGTGATAAAATAGCCGCTGACCCTAAACAAAGTTACAAATACGCTACCCTTGCCAATGAGATAGAACCGATGCTACAAGGGTTATACTCAAAAGCAAAAACTCTAAAACAGCCATTTCAGAAAGTGGTAGAAGATTTCTTGGATGAATTAGTAGAACTTGGCAGAATTAGAGAAGAAGATAAAAAGAAGATATATGTTAAGTGGAAACGTGCTATTCCTAAAATAGGAGGTTTACCAAAATTAAAATAATAGGTTATGAGTAAAATCCGAGAAATACTAACAGGTTGGGGTAACTTGGCAGTAGATAAGTTAGGTAGATTAGATGAAAAT